CCGCCACTCCCAGCGCAATCAACAAATGCTTCCATCGAGGGGACATGGCCGCCACAGTGACAGCACAAGGCATTGATCGCAGTCATCCGTTTGGTCTGGATCCGCAGGAAAGCCGAAATCGGACAGTGCGGCTTTATGCGGTGTCCCTCGCCGCGTCAATGATCGCCGTGTCGCTGGCCCGGGTGACCGCCTCACCGGCAACCACAGTGCCCGGTGAGCGGATCGGCTCAGGTGCCTCAACCACCACCCTCGCGTTTGCGGTCACCGCCGGCCGGGTCCACAACGCCTGAGCGACCGCAGCGACCGCCACAAGGGCACCCAACAGTGCGTCCGGCAAAGCCGGGGTTACGAGTATGCCGATTGCCCCGAGCAGCGCCACCACAGCCACCACCGCGCCGCGCCACAACGCCGGGTCCAAGTGAATGATGCGCCACCACACCGTGTCTCTGTCCATGATGGATCCTCTCACTGGTTGTTGGGTCGGCGCCGCCGGCTGCCGTTAGGTCGCGGCGGATTCTGTGCGGCAGCAGCTGGTGTGCCGCCCGGGTCGGCATGCCACTGGACATGCCGGTCCATCGCATCGCGTAGCTCGACAAGCCTCCGCTCCACATCAGACAGCCGTGCTGGCACACTCGGAATACCCTTCACCGCGTCACCGACAAACAGCTCATGCTGGGCGTTGACGTTGCGCAGGGTGCGCCGAAGGTATCTCCACATCGGACGCACCACCCTTCGGAATACCTCGATGACTGCGAGAATAGCCCCAGAGATGATGCCGAGCGCTGTCCACATTTCGATACTCATAGCGGCCCGTCCACCTCGGGTTGTGCCGCCCACGGCGGGGTCCAGGCCGCGGGATCGTCCTGTGCAGTTCAGCGGGCCAGCAGAATAACCAGACCGACTAGCGCAACCAGCGCCGCCACGCCCCCGAATATCGCGCCCAGATTCAACCGTGCTTCGCCCACATTCGACTTGACACCCTGCGCCTCATACTGTGCACGGCGCAGGTCTGCGATGTCTTTCTGTATCGGTTCCAACGCCGCAGCCAGAGCTACTGTCGCTGCGGTGGCTGCTGCTGCTACCTGTGTGCGTAGAGTCTCCGCAGAGGTGGCCACCTGCGCGGCCAGCGTCGTTGCCTGCTGCGCGGACACCTCAGCCGCCCGGTTGACCGCCCCGACGTCGACAGCCCGGATAGCATCGATGCGTGCAGTCTCGGCCTTGCGTAGTTCCTCGTCATATCCGGCCCGCAGTGCCGCTATCTCGCGGACGTGCCGGTCGGCCTGCTCACGCAAATCGTCCTGACGTTGGATCGCAGCCGCGACCAGCTGCAAAACATTCTGTGTCGGGTCAATCACCGGTTTGCCTTGCGCATCCACGCCGGGTCCGGGCGTAGACCGGGTCGGGTCGGTCATTGGATCTATGGCAGGTCGGGTGCAGCTGCGTCCGCGAACACCTCGCGTACAGCCAGCTCGATGTCTCCGCGAGTCATCGTCGAGGCGACGCCTCCGTCCGGCAGCTTGGCAATGATGGCCTCAACCAGATCGGGTGCGGCCTGGCGGATCGCCTCCACCGACGCCGCAGCGCTGGCCTGTTTGATGGCGTCCAGCTCAGCCGGGTCGATGTCGACCTTTTTGGCTATCGCAGTAAGCGCGGCCTCGATGCGGGCCACCGTCTCGAACGTGGCCGCTACCCGGTCGCGGTCAAACTTCTCATACATGTCAACCTCCGATGTAGACGGCGTGGCGGCACCGGCCTTTGTGGTCAGTGCCAAAAGCTGGGCACGTGTGCCCAGGTAGACGTTCAGGTCGACCTTATTGGCGAGGCTACCCGCATCACCCTTGCTCGTGAACTGCAGGAAGGTTGCCCGCGGCCAACCGCCATAGCCCGGTGTCCAGTACGTCGCGGGGATGGCCGCAGCTACCGCCGCGGGGTCGTCAGGTGCCGTGTCTGTGTCGGCTGTGATGTACCGCGAATGCCACAGGTACGGGGTCAGGTCGACCCCGCGTACCGGCCTCATTGGACGGTTCGGGTCGTTCCACCACCATGCCCCGCTGTAGATCAGGAACGGGTGCCCGCCGGTCAACCGCGCCCACTCTGCCGTCCATGCCCGCATCTGCGGGCCGTAGCCGTTGTCCTCGCAGTCGAGCTGGATGAGCATGCCCTCCGGCCCGCCACACTCCACAACCTTGCGGTGAAACCACCTGGCCTGCACCGCACCGTCGCTGGAGTTGAGCCAGTGATACCCGCCAGGGATCAGGCCTGCATCACGGGCAGCGCGCACCCAATCGTCGCCCATGTCCCGCGTGTAGTCGGTGCCCTGCGTCAGCTTGACCGCAGCAAACGTGTAGCCCTGCCGTGCGAGCACAGGGAACGACAACCCAGCCTGGTATCCGTCATGGACGTCCACACCGTACAGCGCCATTTCGTCCCTCCCTTTTGGAGCAGCCTACGTTGTCCAGCTGCCATAGACACTGGTCCCATTGACCCCTACTGCCAGGACGCGGTATTCATACGAGACAGAACTGACTGCCCGCCAGTCGTTGAGTGTGCCGCTGTTGGCGATCGCTCCACCGACCCGTATCCCGTCGGAGGTGTCCCCGACAGTGCGGCGGTAGATGTCGTTGTAGGACACAGCGGGGCGGCCACCGGACGGTGTGGGGTTGGTGACCACTACCGCGATCCAGCCCGATGCGGGCACCGGCGTATTCACATTTGTCGGCGTGTTGGGTGCCAGGAATGAGACGGTGACGTTGCGGGTTTGTGCAACCGAGCCCAAGCCCTCGTTGTTTTCGGTTTCGAGTGTGACTGTGTAGGCGCCGCCGTTGAGCAGCACCACCGGCACAGTAAAGGTGAGCACTGTGCCGGCTACCCAGCCCGTGTCGTACAGCAGCGCACCCGACGTGATGGACAGGGTGATCCGGTAGGCGATCTGCTCTGCGGCTGTCCACGTGAGCGTCACCGAGTCGCCGGTGAGTACCTGCGCCGGGGTTGGTGTGACGATGGCGGGGTTGACGATTGTTGACGCGATCACCACCAGCGCAGCCGAGTAGGCCGATGCTGTCCCCCCTGCGTCCCACACTTTTACCCGGTAGGTGTGCGGCGCATCAGTGCCGGCCCCCCACGACGCGGCGAGGGTGCGCGCCGACGTGGCCGACGTGTTCTGCACCTCGGCAACCTGCCAGGTGCTGTCGCTCACCCGGAAGTAGGCAAGCGCGCCGGCACCTATCTGCCGCGACAGTGCGAACGAGCCCTGTGTGTCGCCCGGGTCTGCGTCGATGAAATTCCAGTCCAGCACAAGGGACGCTGCGACGTCAGCGGCCTGCCCGGTCGTGTTGACCCACGTCGGTGTCGACGGCGCATAGGTCAGGGTCTGGTTGGTGTGCACGAGCGCATTGGATGCGTGCGCGGTGTACACGTCGTAGCGGGCATCCCCGAAGCTGGAGCGCCGCACACCCCATTGGTCACCGGTCGTGCCGAGCACAGCCGTTGCGGTGACCGTGGCCCACGATGTCCACAGGCCTGTGGCACGCACAAAATCGATGTAGTACAGCACTGTGGTGGAGGTGCCGATCGCATATACCCGGGTGTCCCGGGTCACCACGTTGTACGACACTCCACAGTGGCGGATCACCCCGGTCGTGTGCGGCGGCGTCGTACGGGTGATCGTGGTCGTGTTGGCCTGGTTGCGTTCAATCAGGACCACCGTGTCCGTTAACCCGGATAGTGGGTTGGGTGCCACCATCAGCCATCGGGCACCGTCCCACCGGCCCGACACATAGTCATGCGCGGCCATGCCGGTAAGAAGCTCCTGCGCAGACACCGGCCCCGACCAGCCCCCGCCCACATAGGCGAGCTTGACCATCAGGATGCGGTCGCGGCCGAACGTGACCCACAAGTTCGGTGTGGTGGAAGACTTGCCGTCGCCGGTGTGCTCGATGTCGATGGACGGCCCGACCCGGCCCGACCCGGTGTACAGCCAGCGCCGGTTGTTGGGCAGCGGGTTCATCGTCACCCACGGCACCCCCGCAGTGGACCAGTACACAGACAGTAGGGTCACGCCCACCTGAGACCCGACCACAATGCCGGCGGCGATCACCGCGTACTCCTGGCCCGACAGCGTCCACTCGACCAGGTCTAATCCTGTGTAGACGGCCCCGGCCGCGCCGCCGTTGGCCACCGCGTCGACAAGGATCTCTGTGTCCCACGCCCCGTTGAAAAGGTTGAGCCGCCGAATGTAGATACGGTCCTGCGAGGACTCGTTGGTGCGGTAGCACCAGTACAGCCAGTTGTTGGCCGACACCCACACCGAGCCCAAGTCGACCAGGTTGCTGCGTGACGTGGAGGTATACGCGGTCCACGACGACCACGGGCTATCTGAAATGAAGATCTGATATGTGTTGGCCGTCGTCACTTTGATCATTGCCAGGAGGCGGCGGTCACCGGGCCGCATGTCCATCAGCGTGTTGCCCGGGTATTGGAACGGTGTCGTGTTGGTGCTCGTCGTGATCGTACTGGCCACAGTGGACGCTCCTACATCGCGACTTCGACAGTGTGTGCGCTGATCCAGTCATCGGAGTTGCGGGTGATCGTGCCTGTGCCTGCCGAGCGCCGCCAATAGGCGAACGGCACATATGCGCCGGCCGGGATCCCGCTGATATGGCTGTAGCCAAACGGCGCAGTGTGATGCTCTGTGATCGTGTTGAACCAGTGTTTGGTGATGTCGGTTTTGGTGCCGCCTATGTCGATGCCCGCAGTGAAAGACGTGTTGACCACACTGGACGATCCGGCAATGCTCAACGTCAGCAACACGGCCGTATCGTCATAGTTCTTGCGGAAATTCCAGCCAAACTCATTCAACGCCACATTGGACGTGGAGGTGAGCGAGTCCGCAGCAGCTGTGCCGTTGATCCCGCCCTCACTCATCGGCGTCATGCGATGCCGGGTGCCGTCGATCTCATCAAACATGGACACGCTTACCGGCGCAGGGGCCCCGGACGGTTTCCAAAACTCGACGTCGTGATCCTTGAACACTGTGGCCTTGGTCTGCGCCCACATGCCCATCTGGAAATTGCATTTGACGTCCGCTGCTGTGGCTGTGTCCGGACGGCCCGCGGTTGGGTAGGTGACGTTGCCGAACCCGAGCGCGCGGAACCCTGGTGCGGGCGCGTCGACATGGTTGGACTGCCCGATAAAGAAGTAGCCCACCTCCAACCCGGATGTAACATCGGTGACGTAGAAGAGCACAGCCACGGACACACCGAAAGACGCAAGCTCGGGTGGTGTGTCCGCCCCGTACACTGTGCGCTGCTCACCCGTGGTGGCACCGTCGGGCATGGTTATCTGCCTGCGCCGGGTGAACGTCCCGATGATCGTCCAGTCCACACCAAGGCGGGCGAGCCCGACCCGGTCACCCTCGTCGACGTTCACATCCCCGAAGCATTTGACCGGCACCGCCAGAGCAGACCCGTCGAATGTGATCATCGCGGTGGTGTTGCCGGTACGGGTCACCACGGTACCCACCGCAGTCACCGACGCCTCGTGCTCGGTGATGCGTGCATCAATCACGTCGATGAGGTCTTTGCCGAAGTAGGTCACAGTGCTGTCCATTCGTGGGTTTGGTTGCCGCCGTCAAGCGGCAGGCTCCACTGTGTATCCATCGCCTCAAACGGCGGCCCCATCGCGGTGTCGTCCACTGTGATGCGGTCGAAGTGCCAGTGCAGCGGGTTAGGCGATGTCGATACCCGCATCGTCGACTTGACATTGATGTCAGCGTCGATGGACACCTGCGCCGCACGCACGAGCGCATCCTGGTCTGTGGCCTCAATCGGTAGCCTGCGGGTGATGACACGGCCGCCGCGTGCCTGTACAGATGTGTCTCCCACGAACTCGTTGGTGTAGGTGAATATGCCGGCGCCTTCCACCGGCGCCGCACCATCCACATTGTTGGTTCGCACCGCAACCCACCGGTTAGGCGCCTGGAAATAGTCCCGCACGTAGGTGCGGTCGGGGTCCAACATGGCTGTTGCCGGGTCTGTGTCGTAGGTCCACTCCGACAGCCGTGTGATCGGCGTTGCGTAGGCCTGCAGGCGTAGGTAGCCGTCCCAGTCCGACCAGATGCCCTGATAGCCGATCGACCCCAACAAATCGTTGACGACGGTGAGCCAGGTCGCGTCATCGTCTATCGGCCACACCCGCGGTGCCGGCAACACCGACGCGGCGGCCGTCTGATCAGTCAGCACGTTGGTGAAGCCAAGAGCGGTGAGAATGCTTTGGATTTCCGTTAACACCACTGCGCCTGTGTCCAGTGCGAACGACTCACCCACAGGGGTGTTGAGGCCGTGGATGAGGTCGAAGCCGGTCACGTCAAATGTGGCCGGGCTTTCCACAGTGGACGTCGCAGGCACCGAAGTGTAGTAGGCGCCCAGGTTGAACCGTGCAGTGATTGTGCCGTCCGACAGTGTCATGTACGGCCGCACGACAGCCTGACCCCAGTCAAGGCGCCGGCTGATACCCAGCGTCGCGGTGCCGTGCAGCGTCGCATACGAGTTGCGGCCGACGAAACCACCGGCGAAGTCGTCTGTGATGTCGGCCAAAACATTGAGCCCCGTGTCGATCAGCTCACACCCGGCGCCCACCGCAATCGATGGGGCGTCACGGATCAGCGCAGTGATCTGCGCGACTGTGAACCCGCTGCGGGGGCCGGCATTCGGGTACTGCACTACACACCCTCCGCTGTGGTCACCACACGCAGGTCGATGGCCACGTCGTACAGGGCCGGGTCCCGGGCCTCCCCCACGTCGACACCAAAGTAGACACCGAAGAATCGTTGCCCCCTGGCGTCGCGAACTTGCACCGCCAGGTTGACCCAGCCGCGAAGGATCTCCACCGTGGCAAGGGACACGTCGGCCATGGCGAACGTGAACACACCCCGCTCACCGGCTGTGGACACGGCACGCTGCCGGCCGCCCGCGTAGGTGCGCACCTGCCCCACCACATCGTGGCTACGGCCGCGCCGCACCCCGGACTGTGCCGACACGGCGCTACCGGTCGCTAGTAGGTTCACAAACACACGTGTCAACGTGAGTGTGGCCATGTCACCTCGCCCGGGATAGCTGGAAGGATGCGGACACTGCGCCGCCGAGCTGGCGGCCGACGCCGGGTGCGACCCGCTCAACGGCAGCCAACACAGCCAAGGTGGCGCGGGTGTTGGCCTCAATGGCGGCCACCACGTGGCCGCTGCCAGCCCAGCCGGCCAACCCTGCTACACCGGCCACCCCGGTCCCGCCTGTGCCGCCTACGTCGCGTACAAGGCCGTAGCCGAAACTGTGAGCAACTGTTTCGAGGATCTTTGTGGAGCGCGGCCGTTTCGCGGGCGACAGCGGAATGTAGGCTTCTCCGCCGGCCTCATCCTCGCCGAAGATCCGCAGCGTCCCGGCCTTCACGATCTGCGCCACGTGGTCCTCGATACCGCCGGAGGCGAAGAACTTGACGATGCCGCCCTCGGCCAGTGCGAGGCTGTTCAACTTCTTCTGCACCTGCGCGATCGAAGAGCGCAGCACCACCGAAAGGTTCGCGGTCACGTCAATGTTGCTGTGAACGTTTTCCGGGATCCGGAATAGCTCATCAGCCAGCGCTTTAACCTGGTCCTTGTTTTTGCCGGTTGCCCCGGTCGCCTTGACCGCCTCATCTTTGAACTGTGCCAGCAGGTGCGCAGCCTCCGCCGCAGAGTGACCGTTCTCCTCATATTTCGTGGCCGCCTCGACCGCTTTACGTGCAGCCTGCTCCAGCTCGACACGGTTCTCCGAGCTTGCCAGCGACATGCCGTCGATGGCTTTGCCACCCTCTCTGAACGTGTCTTTCAAACCGTCGATCGCGCGGCGCGCATCAAGTACGGCCTCGTCTGCGGTGGCCATGACACCGTGCAGCCGGTCCCATGCGTCGAGGAGGGATTCGCCTTTCTCCGCAGCCTCGCCGGTGGCGTCGGCCAAATCGTGGGCGCCGCGTGCGATGCGGTGCAGCGATGTCTCAGCGGCAGGGCCGTCACCGATCAGGTTGTCGACGACACCGCCATCGCCGAACACCGCATCGAAAGTGCTTTTGTCGTCGGCCACCTTGTCGGAGAAGGCGCCCCAACCTGCGGCCATGTGGTCAAGGTCGTCGCCGATCTTGCGCAGTGTGCCGTTGCTTTCTGCGGCAGTCAACGCAGTGAACGCCAGACCGAACGCACCGGCCACCCTGCCGGCCGATGACGCAGTTGCATCCAGTTTCAGCCCCAGCACACTTTGTGCAGTGCTCAGAGCCTTAGTCGCGAGTACTGCGGCTGCGATCGTCGCAGCCAACGGCACAAGCCAGTCCTGGTTGCGGATCCCGAACTGCAACACCCGGTTGAGTGTTGGCAGCAGCTTGTTACCCAGATCCTCCTGCAGGTTGCCCCAAGCTACCCGCGCCTTGTCTGCCGGGGATGCAGCCGCCGCAGCTGCCCCGCCGAACTGTGTCGTCAGCTCACCTAGAATGATCTTCTGGGCCTCCATGATGTGCCCAGTTTCCACAAAGGATTTGATGGACTCCTTCTGCTGATCTGTGAGCTGGATACCTGCCTTCTTCAGCGCGGTCAGCCCACTGATCGGATCGTTGAGTGCCTTACCAACCAGCAGTGTCGCAGCCTGCAGGTCTGTGCCCAATGCTGCAGATAGGTTGAGCGCCGCCTCTGTGCCCTGGTTGAAGATGTCGTTGCCGCGCCCAGCCTCGTTGCGCACCTTGGTGAAGGTGAGCAGCACATTTTCGCTCGACTGAATGACTTCATCGTCGACACCGGCCAGATTGGACAGACGGTTGGCCAGATCCCCGATCTGTGTCGCGGTCACTTTCGCTGTGCCGCCGGTCGACTTGATGACAGCCTCGGTGAGTTTGCCGACCTTGGCCGCTTCCTGCGCCTCTGCGATCGCACCTTTCAAGAAGCCCAGCACCGCGATACCCGCGACGGCCGCGCCGATCGCGCCGACCATGCTCTTGCCGAACGTGGTACCGGTCGACTTGCCGACGCTGCCTGCGGTCGCCTCAGTCTTCGACTTGAGCTCGGCGCCGAACTTCGACGCCTCCGGCCGGATCGCTACGAACGCGGTTGCAAGTGTGGCCATCAGCTCACTCCCCTCAACCCGATAGCGATCAGCAACGCCTGCTGGTCTGTGTCGACCCGCTCCGGTGGCTGCGCCAATGCGGTGTCGAAACGTTCCCGGATCTCAAACCAGTCGGGCACCTCACCCGCGCCGGTGAGCGCCCGCGCGAATGCTGCGGCCTGAATGTGTGCCACTGCGATGTAACGCAGCTCGTCAAGCATGAGCACATACGCGACGGCGCAGACTGTTGCTGCGTCTAGCTCGCCGCCGCCTGTTTCTGCCGCCGGTCCAGATAGTTCTGATAGACGATCATTTTGAGATCGCCACGGCCCTTCAACTTGTCCATTGTGGTAATGACCGCCGTGGAGTACGGATCGGCCCCGGATTTCGTGGTGGTGTTCGGCGGCCCATCCGGCGAGTCGGATGGCCGCCCAGTAGGGAAGCGCGCCACCGCAACCACGATCACCTTGGCCACCTCCAACAGGTCCAACGTCTGCTGGTTGTTGGCCACAGCTACACGCATGAACTCGTCGAGATCGTCTGTGTGGATGAGCCCTTGCAGGAACTCCAGCACGATCAGCATTGACGACACGTCGTCGAGTGTGTCGATCTTCTCTGCCCTGCGTGCAAAGTCCATCAGCAGCAGCGGATTCCCGGCGTTCGGCGCCACCCGGATGGTGACGCCGAACCACGGAAAGTCCATGTCGACCGGTGCCCGCTTCGTGCCCATCGCAGGAAGGTGAGCGGTGGCCACAGCGATCACGTACCGAGCCGTGCGGCGCCGGCGGCGTACAGCTTGAATGGCTGGTTGGGTGCACCCGCAGGCACTTCGAAGTTGAACACACACGGAATCGTCATCTTCGACGGTGACTTGGCGAATGCGGATTCGATCGTCCCCGAGTTGATGCACTGGTACATGATCGCCCGCAGGGTGTGGTCTGTGGACTCCCACCCGAGCATGGCCCGCACCTCAGCGCCGGCAGCCGGTGGCAGCAGCGACGATGACAGCGTCGCACCCGAACCGGATACGGTGGCGACTGTTGCACCGTTGTAGGCGCGCTGCAAATTCTTCAACGTGGCGGAGGCCAGGTTGAATGCCATGGCGCCCTTGCGTGCCGTGGTCGCCCACCGGATCGGATCGAAGAACTCGGCCACCATCACCGGCTCAACCGTGATCTCATAGCTAAACTTGCTGCCGTCTTCTGTGGCGCCGAGCGGGATCCACGACGCCGACCATGCGTCGGCGTCATAGGACGACGCCAATGCGGCCATGGTGGGTTCCGCGGTCAGCAGCGGCGCCCAAAACAGGTAACCCGGATCCTGCAGGATCAGGGGTGTTGCCACCGTGAGCGACATCTACATTCCACCTTCCGCAACTACTGTGTCGGCGTCTTCGTCGTCGATGGGTGGTGCCTTACTCTGTGCGGCGGCCTTGGCCTCCCGGGCCTCCCGTTCGCCGATGAGCACCCGCATTTCCTGCGGGTGGTCCTTGCCCTCGACCAGGTCGACCTGATTGTTAAACCAGTAGCCGTGCAGGACCACGTTGGCCACCGGCACCTGATGCCCCGGCGCGTAGGCGAGGGCGTTGCCGGCGTAGATATGCTGGTTGGCCACATAGTGGCCGTACTCGCGTTCCTGTGCCTTGATCTGCGCCTGCAGGTCGGGATCGTTGTCGAACATTTCCTGCAGGTCTACGCCCGTAAACGGCGGTGCTGGATTGGCCATCGTGTTCTCCTCACATCGTCAGGCTGGGCACAAGGAACGGACGCGGGTCGATGTACTTAGTGCCGCGCTCCTGGAAAAACATGTAGAAGTGGATCCGATCCCAGGCGACCCGCACTGTCTGTTCCCCGCGGTCGATACGCGGTTTGGCCTGGATCGACGCAGCACCTGCACCTGTGCGTTTCGGCGCGGCAGCCCGCGCCCGCCCCACGGGTGGCCCCGCCGCCTCTAGGAGGATCGCCTTAACCTCAGGGCCGCGCATGAAGCCTCCGACAGCAACCTTGTCGACCACAACCCGCACATCAGCCACGGCTCACCCCCAACTCAGCCGGGACGTCGTACGCACCTCATAGCCGTGCACAGAGGTGGTTTCGTCATCGGTGCGGGAGTAGTCGCCCTGCCCGGCATAGATGCCGGTGATGGACAGACCGCCGCCGGCCAGCCGGGGGTTTGCCTTCAACACTGCGCCAAGTGCTGTGGCGATGCCGTCTGCGGCCAGGTCGGTTTCCTCCACGTCGCATGCCGGCCGGGACAACACCCGCACATACAGGCTGTAGAACACGGTCTCCACCACGAGCACACCCGGGGTTTCGGCAACGTCGTCCTCGGCCGTCATCCGCCACCCGCCGCCGTACACCGACCGCGCACCCACGTTGCCGTTGTAGGCGTAGTGCACCTCGACTCCGTCTAACAGCCCGGCCGGTGCTGCCTGCGCCTTCAACAGGTCGATCAGCGCCTTCTTACCCGTGGTGGCATTCGTCGTGGGCATCTACGCGAACACCGTCCGTTTCGGACCCGGGTGCCGGGCGTAAACGGCGTCAACATCGGGGATGCCGGTGCGGTCCGCCGCAGGTGTCGACAGCCGGTAGGTACCGCCTTCTGCAGCGGTGAACGACAGTGCACGGTACGGCACAGACGTGTCGCCCAGGCCCAGCTTGGAGCGCAGTCGCACAATGCCCGCGGTACCGATCTCGTCGGGCGGATAGTCCAGACCATGCTCATATTCGACGACGATGTTGCGGAACCCGAGCGGCCACATCGCACCGCCCGGACGGGTCAGGACACCTGTGTCTGTGAACCCGACTGCGGCCACGTCCGGCGCCGACCACGCCACCCCCGACACTGTGATCGTGCGCAGGGTGCGCAGCATCGTATGTCCGCCGGTTTCGCTGCGCGGTATCACCAACCGTGCTATGCCGCGCCCCGACAGTGCGACCCGGGCGTAACGCGGCACGAACGCCTGCCCGCAGATCTGTTCGCACTCCTGCTCAACCTCGATGCGTTTCCTCGCCACAGTGGACACAGGATATTTGACCGGATCCAACACCGGCTTCATCGCGTACGCCTCCGGCAGCCCGAACAGGAACCCGCCCACAACTTCAACAAAGTCGCGGCCGGTGAACGCTGCCCCGCCAAACGTCCCAGTCCAATCCACCGTTAGCGTGTCCAGCGTGGCCTGTGCCGGTAGTGGAAACGTGTAGATACCATCCCCGACCGTCCCCACGCTTGCGGTGCCGGCCGTCACTGCTGTGCCGTCGAGCCGCTTCACCGCCACAGTGACCGCACCGGCCGCGTCAAGTGCTGCCGCGTCCACAGCGAACGTGTGCGACAGCGTCACCGCCGATGTCACCGCGACCCGCATCAAAGCCATCCGGCTACCTCCGCCCCGATGGATGCGGTCATCGCGGCCAGTTTCGCCACGTCTGTAGCCAGCCCAGATGCCTGCCAGGCCTCAAACGCGGCACGGTCTGCCGCATACCGTGCAGGTGTGTTGGAGGCCCGGTAGCTTGCATCCCAGGCCGTTTTACCCGCAGCCGGGTGCACATGCTCGACGATGACCTCCGGGCAGTAGACGATCCGCCCAGCCGCCCGGCCGAGTGCAAGGATCGCATTGTCCACATACATGTGCTCACAGTCCGGCAGCATCATCCAGCCCAGCGCGCGCACCACATCAGCGGACACCACCCACGCAGTGGGCATCTGCTCACCCTGCAGCAGGTCGTTGCCGTAGGCGAACCCAGACCCGCCGGGTAAACCCTCGATGGCCTCGATCAGCGCGCGATCCCAACCCGGTGTGCGGGGCAGGTGGTCATCGCCCAGCGATGCCAGATAGCGGGGCTGATCGCGGAACCTGCCGGTATCGTTCAACGCCCTCAACGCCAGCTCGTTTGTCCACGCAGACAGCGAACGCCGCTCGCCACGCACCGCCATGACCATCTCTTGGCCCGGGGTGTCCTGTGCTGCGGCGAAGTAGTCGCAGGTGTCGTCGACGTCCAGACCCGCCCATATTTCGACAGTGCAGACGGCCGTACGTCGGACAGCTGCGACCATCGCGGTGAACCGCTCCGGGCGGCCACGGGTCGGGGTGATGATCGCCAGGTCAGCCACGGCGCATCCCCTCCGGCACCGGCACGCCGGGTGCGGCCTCTGAGTGCACCGAGTGAGGCAGGTCCCGCCCGCAGACACAGTTGCCCGCACCGGATTGCACGTCGCGTGCATACACGTGCGGCCTGCCGTACTGACCCGGTCCGGGACCCAACGATCCCCCGTACCCTGGCACGGAATAGCGGTCGTCAGCCATTGCGCACCCAGTAACCGGCCGGGTTGGACGACACCGGGTGTGCCCGTTCGATCGCGATGTCCCGCGACCAGTCCGGGTTGGTGGCGAGGTTCAACGCGATCGCGTCCAGCGGCGAACCAACCATGTCGCAGAGTCCCTGTTGGACACGGGCGGACTCGCCGTATCCGAATATGCCGTCCTCCACCACCAGGTAGCAGCCGGGGGACACCATCGGCCCATACAGGTCGATCTCCTTAGCCACATGCGGGCCGGAGTGGTCTGAGTCAAGCGACACCATGCAACGGCGTCCTGCGACCAGCTCTGCCACACGCGCGGCCACCGCCGGGTCCACCGAGCTGCCCATCACCTGCGTGACCCGGTCACGGTAGGGCAGGCCGATCACTGCCTCGCGGACGTCAACTGTGATGACGTCGACGCCCAGGTCTGCAAACCACCGCGCCGACGCACCGGTATGTGTACCGGTCTCCACCACCACCTCAGGCCGGGTGGCGTCGATGATCTGCGCGTAGCGGGCCAGATCCTGGCGGAATTTGAGCATGCCGTCATGGACATGGTCGTAGGCGGCCAGGCTGGCGAACGACGCAGCCAAGTGGATGTGCAACGGCAACTCGGGGTGGATCTCCTCCGGATCCGCAGTTGCGGACTGCCGGATGTAATCCTCCTCGGACAGCCACACCTCTTTGTGGTGGGTGGTTTTCACCCCGGTGTGGACTGCGGGGATGATGCCGGCCTTCAACACCCGTGCGCAGAAAGCGATGTCCTCACCGATGACATCACCGGCGCGGTCATACATTTGGTCAAACCAGTGGTCCCCGTGTTCTGCGCGCAGCTTCTCCAACACACCACGGTGGATCAGCAGGAATGCGCCACCGGTCGCGGCCACCTGCACAACCGTGTCGTCAGGGTATTCGCCGAAGTAGCAGAACGACGCCTGCCCACCCTCCACTGTGGTGCCCAACTTGTACATGGTGGGAACGATCGTGCGCCGCCACCCGCCCATGCCGTCGTAGGCGGCTTCCATGTAGGCGAAACACAACGCACCAACAACGGGCCGATCCGCAGCGTCTGCGACGTCGAGCAGCCGGTGAACCGCGTCCGGGTCGCAACCCATATCTGTGTCGACCCACAGCAGCCACTCATGGTCTGTGTTGTCCAAAAACAGGCGGGCACCGTAGTTGCGGGTCTGCGCCACCATGCCCGCACCGCAGCGCAGATTAAGCGGGTCCTCCGCGATACGGTGCCCCGCGGCCTGGTCGTGTTTGCGGATGCGCCGCATCGACTCAACCCACGAGTGGCTCACGTGTTCGTTGTGCAGGTACGCCACCTGAACGACTCCATCGAGTCCATTCACCGGGCACGCCCTTTCTTGGTTGGGATAGCTGAAGCCCCGGCCCGCCGGCTATCCCAGGCGGCGGGCCGGGACGTTGGTTAGCTGCCGGAATACGTGACCTTCGTGACCGCCTTCGGCCTGCGGCCGAACGTGACCGCCTCGTAGCCCCAGATACCGACCCGGATGAGGGCAGGCCCGGCCGGCTGGTCGAACTGGAATTGCATCGGCGGAGAGATGGAGAAAAGGTGTTCCTGCGAGTTGATGATGAACCCCGTCGACGCGGCAACCGTCGGCGACGTCACCACCTCAAGGTTCTCCAGCGTGCCCTGAATCGGCGAGCGGAACCCTTGCGTGGCGCCGCCCTGACCGATCGCATTGGCTGGGTTGTATGCCTGCGCCAGAATCAGCGGACGGCCGGTCGTATCGGTGAACTTCAGGTACGTGGTCCAACGCGCGGTGCGGCCGACAAAGAAGTCGGCGTCACCCGCGGGTGCATCAGAGATCGCGGCGATACCGTCGAGCAGGCCGGCGCGCTGCAACGCAATGTCGGTAGTGGTGAGCACACCGGCCGACACAGTCACCGCGTTGACGTTGGCCTGACCGTTGAGCGCAACGATGCACTCCAGTTCGGCATTGTCATAGAAATCCCCGGTCAGGTCGCCCCAGATGATGGCATCCACAGCCGGGTTCGAAGCCTCCAACATCTGCCGGGAAACCTCTGTGTAGCCCATGATGGGCTTCGGGGTAACGGTCAGGATCGCGTACGCCGGATCCGACTCTGTGGTGTTGACACCCTCGGCAACGGTCGACGTCTTCGCCACGGTGCCGGCAACCGGGATCGACCACGCGAACGGGCCAGCCCACGGAACCTGCCGCAGCACTGACGCCACCCGCAGCCTGCGGTGCAACACGGGCGCGAACTGCTCGGCCAGCCACACCGGCGGCACCAGGCCCGCACCGAACGTGGTAGCACCCGCGCCGAGCACGTCACGCAGGTGCACATCGCTGCGTGCCAGGTCGACCAGGATGCGCGAATGCTTGACCAGCCGCTCAGCTGCCGCAGTCTCACCCATTCTGGCCGCACGGTACTGGTCACCGACGAACGAGTACTCCGAGCCGCGGGTGTAGAGGCCCGGGTCGCGTTCCTGAGTCTTGGCGCCGCCCAGCTTCACAGACCGGGTACCGTCATCGGTCCCGTCGCCCCCGCCGGCACCGTCATCGCCGCTGGTGTCGGTGCGGTTACCGGTCAGTGCGGCGAGGACCTTTGCCCCCATCGCCTCAACCTTGGCGTTGCGCAGCTCGATCTCAGACAGGTCTTCGATCTGCGTGTACAGTGCCTTAGCCTTCTCGCCCTGCTCGACAACCGACCGCAGCTCTTCGTTGGTCATATCCCGCTTGGCTTCGGCTGCGCGGATCTGCAGCCCTTCAATGCTTTTCTTGAGCGCGTCGTACTGCTCGCGCAACGCTTTCAGGTAAACGTTTTCGGCCATACCGGCCACCCACTCCCCATTCACAAGAAACACGGAAGCTCCTTGCGAGTGATCGGGGTGGTCGCGTCGATAGGCGACGGTGCCGGCGTCACATTGAGTCTGCCGGGGTGGTCGCGTCGATAGGCGAGGGTGCCGATGTCGAGCCGTTTCGGCCTACGGTAACAGAAACGGGCGGATGTCAGCCCGGCATGCCGAGGCGGATGGAGCGGATCGCCAGCTCGTGGTCGGGCGGCTCGGGCAGCTGCCTCAGATACTCCTCGGCCTTTGCCCGGAGTTCAGCATCTGTGGCTGCCAACACTGCGTCCCCATGTGCGGAGCGCACACCGGCCGCCGCAGCCAAATCACCGTACGCGCCTTCCAACACGACTGCGACCTCTGCCAGGTGTGCTTTGACCCGCTCAGTGACGCCGCCGGCCAGACGCCGGTTTTGGCGCTCTTCAAACATGATGGACAGTTGGTTGAGCGCACCATCGCGCACAAGCTCAATCGTCTCGTCGCCGACCGGAGTTTTCGACGCCCGTAGCTCCCCGTACAGTCCGGCCCCATCATCGCGGAACATCATGCCCGCGCCGATCAGCGTGCCACCCAACAGCACATGTTCACGGGACAGTTTGACCCGCGACGGCGCCGCCAGCTGGTGGTTGAAGGCGCCCCGGGCGAACGACTCCACCAAGTCTTGGTTGATGCGGGTGGGCGCGTTGTACGGCACCACGATGCCGTAGATCGTGCGACCGTCCCCACCGGACCGGACTTCCAGGTCCGGGCGGAATGAGCGGTACTGCATCTCAGCCATCTGCCCGGAGCCTTCCGTCCGCACGGTAGCGCATCGCATGCGCAGAACAGATGACCCCGTTGACGGCCCGGCCAGTGTGCGGCGTGCCGTCGTCGACAACACATTCCCCAGCCTGACGGGCCTTCTCCGCCTTCGCCTCCGCCTTGTCCGCAGGCTTGGCCTCCGCCTTAGCCTCGGCCTTGGCCGCCGCCTTGTCCGCAGCGATCAAACGTTCAACCAGTTCAGGTTTGCTGCCAGACACAGGCAGTTCCCGGCTACGCAGCAACTCCTGTAGCTCGGCAACCGTCCAGTCCTCATACGTCTCGTTCATGGCTGCTCCACTTCGGTCGGTTCGCCTGCGCAGGTGTCGTCACCATCATCCGCTACCACGGCCGTATTGTGTGCAGGCAGCACGGGCAACCGTTCCCGCAGGAACGGCTCTGCGTCGGCACGGACTTTACCCTCGGCAGCGATGACGGCACCCGTGTCTAGCACAGGTTCGGCGGGATCCTCGGGCATGTGAAGAAATTCGCTGGCCCTGGCCAACAGTTCGCCGTAATCCCCGGCAGGCCCGGTCACGGCTGAACCATCTGCGGCATCATCTGCGGCTCTGCGAACGTGTCGAGCGTGGCCGGCTTGTCCGGCAACGGCGCACGGTGCTCCAACTCACGCACCTCATCCACAGACAGGAACGCCTTATCCAGTGCGATCGCATGCGCCTGGTAGCGGGTCAACGTGTCCGCTCTCAACACAGAATCCAGGTTGGCGCGTACCTCTGTGCCGCGCGGAAACGCCAACGAAAGTGTCTGCTCAAACCGGGCCAGGTGCCCGCCGAGGGAAAACTTGAGCAGATTTACGGCGTCCTGCTCGATGTTGGAATACTGGCGTTGACTCGACATTCCCCCGAGCCAACCCACGGGCAGGCCGAAAATCAGCTCCAACTCGCCGAGCGTGTACTTGCGTGCCTCCACCATTTGCATCTCGTCGGGGTTCCACGACAGCGGCTCAAACGTCGTCGAGGCGTTCAACACTGCGACCGTCCTCGACGACTGCGACGCCAACCACGCCAGCTTCAGGTTTGCGGCCTCCTCGTCGCTCAGGTCCGGATTCGACGACGTCAACACCCCGGTCGGCACACCATGGTTGGAAACCGACTGTGCCTGCCTGCCCTGGTCCAACGCCAGATTCAGTGTGGACAGTTGCGTCTCCAACACACCCATGCCGCGCACCGCCCCCGGCCGGCACGGGCCTTTGATGTGTAGGACGTCCTGGCTACCAAGGCGCATGGATCCGATCGAATACTCCAAAGCGCCCACAGGCAGCGGCGAATCAACGAACGGGGTCACCCGGCGCACCGCCACGTTATCGGCCGGCACCGCGATCGCAGCCGTAGGCCAGCCCTGGAAGTTGCGTGCGGCGATCACACCAACTGCGTTGCCGTGCCAGATCAGATCCAGCGCCCACGATGAGAAGGTGGTCATCCGCGTGTCCGGCGGTACCGGCTGCTCAAGCAGCGGTGGCCGTGGCAACAGCATCTGCTCAGGCTGGCCCGCTATCTGCCGGTAGGCATTCCACGGCACCTCACCCAACAGGTCCGACAGCAGGATCGCGGCCCGCCACGCACCCGGGATTGTCATACCGGCCTGATAGGTGCCGATCGTGGCGAACTGCGGATTCAGGTTGTCGAGCACCGTGAACGTAGCTGTGGCGCCGGTGATGGTGTCGGTCGCCGTATACTGCGTCGAGCGCGTCAGCAAACGCCCCAGTCCCATGTCTAGACCTTTTCAGCCTCTCGCAGTGCCCCGAGGACAACGGTGGTGATACCACCTGCGATCAGCGTAATCGCTAAACCCCACAGCAGGAACACGCCGACCAACGCAGCAACCCCACCGCACACCTGCGCGAGCAGCGGCATCGACGGCACAGCGCTGAACCGAAACCCACGAACCCTACGCCGCCTCGGCCTGGCTGCGGTTTCCTCCATCGTCGGCAGCCACATGGTTTCGTCCGCCTGAACACTCATCGCCCAACCCCTTTCTGTCACCAAATTTTGGAACGCGGGATCGGCTTCGTCGACATGACCTCAACGCCATGCATCGCCAACGTCACGCCATACAGTGGCGACAGGGTACCCGCAGACCCGCGCTTAACGAACGTGAACGCGCCACCACTACCGGTATCCAGCCTGCGTGCCGCACCCAACGATGCGTCAAGCTCGGGCTGGCCTAAGTGGAACATGCGCACACCATCATCCTCCTCCCGCGCAGCATCCCCTGTAGCGTCATAGAACCGTCCACACGCCGCCGCAGAGTCCAGCGTGTTCGGTGTGAGCACATGCACGCCCGCCTTACGCAGCGGCACAATCAGCGACGCCGCCGGCCTGCGCGGGTCGATCACCACAGTGGACGGTTTCCACTCCTCCACCAACTCCAAAGCACGCGGCAGCATCCACGTTGTGCCCATAGCCTCCGGCCCGGTCACCCGATGGCCCGGCTCAACCACCTCAACATGCCAATGCCCATCCGTGCGGTGGCCAGCTGCCAGAATGTATCCGAACGCGCGATCCTCCGTGATCTCCAGGCAGAGCGCAGGCACGCCGTCGATCGTGCTCATGGGATCCTTCAAACCCTCCCACGTCTTCTCACGTATCAAGCTCCACCCCGGGGTAGTGGTTTCCGGTTCCCAACCCAGATACTCCGCACAAAAATCAACCGGGTCCATGGCTGCGAAGTCGTCACGAACCTTTCGCTCCGCAACAGTCCGGCCCAAGCCCGGCATGCACGACCACCACGTTTCAGGGTCGCCCGGATCCATACCCGGACGTGCACTGAAATCGAAAAACGCCATACCGTGCCGCACACCGGCCTCAACCCTCGCCCGGCCCACCTGCCGCTTATGGCGCAGATACGGCCACTCGCCAGGCTTGGCCCGGGACAGACCCGGAATCATCGACGCGACGATGAGCTGCGACCACGGCCGCGTCATCATGGCCGGACGCATACCCAACTCTGTCCGGCTATCCGGACGCGACCACGCCTCATCGATCACCGCCATGTCGAGTGTGTCGCCCGTACCGCCCTTCTTTCCCGTCGTCGAACCCGGCGACCACATCGACCCGTTAGCCCAAATGAAGGCTTCCTTGTTTTGCGTCAACCGGGCAGAAAACCGACGCCCCAGCTTGGGAACATCCCTCAACCGTTCCAAGTGGACATCCCGCCACTTCAACCGGGCGTCATCAGCCGTCTGCGCCGTATACAGCACACGCTGTGGACCGGCATGCTCAAACCCGATACAGCGATGCGTCAACATCGGCAACAGCCACTCCGTCTTACCCGTCACCTGACGCGGCCCGATGATCACCACCTCGGGGTAGGCGAGCAACCCAGTCTCCGGGTCAATCTCCAACGCCACATCCGCCATATACGCCTGATGAGGCATGAACGGCCGCCCCATCATCGCGGCAATCTCAGCCACCTTAGGGCCAAGCGTGGCCCGCTCAGGAGAGCGTGGCGTCCCGTACAGGGGTGGACATGTCAGCAGCGAACGCGCTGTCATCGTCGCCGTCATCGCCGCCACCCTTCCCCAATGCAGTCATACACGCGCGTAGCTCACTCACCATTTTCGAAACCATCGATGGCGCCGGCCCATCATCAATCGCCCGAGCCAACACGAGCGCCAACGCCGCAAGCGTCCCACGTCCCGGCCGCGCACCCATCGCCTTGATATCGCGCTTTACCGCCAACTCCACAGTCCCAGACATCCGCCGCCCCGCCGCCATACTCACACGACCCGCCGGACCGACCACGCCACATCACACAGCGTAGCCATAGTGGCAGGTGTGCCGATCTTCCCCCGACCCACACGCGGCCACAATGGACAGACACACACACTGTGCAACGCCCTGACCAGCCAAAACAGACCGGAAAACCGTTCCGGATATATAAAATCACGAACGG